AGCGTGGGGCGAAGGGCAACATTGAAGGCGTCTCTTCCATCAGCCAAAGCGGCCTCATCAAAGATGATAAGGTCGTAACTCCTACCGACACAACTATCAACTTGATTAACACTTCCCATACGTATTGTTGATCCATTTGTTAATTCTATAACCTTATCTTTCGCATTGTCCTTTGCAACCTCTAAATCGAAATGCTTGATTAGATTTCTCTGCAAATCAAAAGAAATCTGAGACAAGGCATAGTTGGGGGACATAATGAGTATGTTAGAGTTGGGAACCAATGATACCAGTTGCCCGATTATGTTTGCGATGTAGGTTTTACCCTGCCTTCTCGAAACGGCCGCACATACAAAGCGGTATTTCGGATTGTTGATCGCGTTGATGATCGCCACCTGACTAGCAAGTGGCGTCACGCCGAGTAAATCCAAATATGGATCTACTGGTAATTTAAGAAACCTTGTCTCAGATTGTAACTCTAATAGCTGGTCAGATATTACATCTTTCCTACTAATTTCTACTGCCATGATTAACCTCTAGTGGTCGGTTTTTCCTTTACTGGTTCCTGCATATAAACCAAACCAAGCTGCACCGGCACCTACAATTACTGATATAAGTCCTGATTGCTCAAGGTTGGGTTCTGGTAGCTCCATGAACCACATTGTACTGTAGTATAGTAAGAAAATGTACACACTTAAAAATACTCGTGGGAATATTCTCCAAGCATCTACAGCTTGTGCCATAAAAATGAATTTTTGCCAAGGGTTGCGAGTTTCCATATCTTCTAACTCACGAATCCTATCTTTTAGGGCAGACTGTTCTTGGAGTAGTTCCATAAATTTACTGAGATCTAGTTCGACCTCGTTACGGGACATATCTCCTTGAAATCTATCCAAATCACTCATACTTTGCGCTCTCCTTCCATATAGCAATTACGGCTATATGTTTTACTTTGGGCTTGCTCAGCCCAGTCCAATTCTTGAATCAGACGTGTATACCACTGTTTATCATAGTCCTTAGAAGCTTTTTCACGGTCTTCCGCTAGTTGCTCCTTCCGGACTATGATATAATTACCACTTGACTTTGTCAGCCCAGTACGCCGCACTCATTTTTCCTTTTGCAATATTTTTAGCATGACGAGCTTTAAAACTTGCTCGCTTTTTCTTCATTGCCTCACTTTCGTTTTTCTTCGGTTTACCAGCCGTTTTAGCACCTTGTTGTCCGAAACGAATAGTCTTTGTTTTAGTACCTACTTTAGCTACTACAATATGGGACTTTGTTTTATGCCCCGGAGTGCGTTTTGGCTTATTATAAGATTTAACGCCTGCTCTTTTTAATTTTGAACCTCTGCTACTTTTTCTTGGCACGGCTCTTTCTCTTTTTCTTCTTCTTAGGGCGTCCAACGGTTGACCCGTAAGTTCCTCTACCCTTTGGCATGATTACACCTACAAGGTACACATAAACAAACTTCACACATAGCTTTCTCCTTTATCCTTGGAATAGTGCAACTAATATCCACACTATTCCCATTCCAAAAATCCAAGTGACTACACCCATTACTGCCCAGTTTATATACTTTTTTATTTCTCTGCGCTTTATTCGTAAACGCGCGATTTCTTTTTCATGGGCTAAACGAGCTTCTTCCATTCGGTTCTTAATTGAAGTATATAAATCTGCCTGACCCTGCATCAAACATATATCTTTTAACTGTCTATCAAAGTTTATGAGTTGACGCTTTGCACTTTCCATTGCAAGAGCTTCTTTATAACTCATTCTACCTGTCTTTGCTTTTTCTACTTCGTTATACTTTTCTTGAGCTCCAGCGAATTTACCAACAATAGAATGTAAATCCCCTGCATTTCCTGCTGATTCTCTTATAGTGTTGATGCCATCGTTCAGTGCCTTCAACGCACTGATAACGGCTGCTACCTCTCCAATCACTAAATTTCTCCCAAAATTCTTTCATCAGAAACCTTTATTTATTACTATGTAACCCATCCAATATATGGCAAAACCACTAAATATAACAGCGGCTGCGATGAGTATTCCGTCAATAATTTTCCTCTTTTGCTTGAGGGCGGCTGCAGCTTGTTCCTGTCGCTGCTTTCTAACCTGCCCACGAATCTCTATTAATTGTGCCCAAGCCTCTGCACCTAGAGTATAAGTAATGAATTGGTGCAATTCTTTTTCAATTTCATCTGCTTTGCGTTTGTCTGCAAATGTTTTTAGTGCTTCTTCTTCAACAGAGATAAACTCATTACGCATTGCTTTAGTGCGTTTCTGGTTGTGGGAAGCTCTAGCAGTATCTAATCCGCCCCAGAGTTTTCCCAGTTCTCCGACCATGTCCTGTAATTCACGGCCAGCTTGAATCCCTGATTTTACAGCAGTAAAAGCCGCCACTGCGGCTGTGATTGGCTCCACATTTTATCTCTACGCTCTCGGGGAACGTCGACTACTATCTTAGTAGTGTGAGTATTATACTTCCTAAGAATATGATTACAGTTCCTGTTGCTCCCAGCAATAAAAACTGTAGTCTATCCATTTTTGCCTCTATACCTTCAAGGCGGCCAAATATAGTTTTCCATCTCTCTTCACATTGAGCTTCATGAGTTGAAAAGCGGGTGTATAGTTCATTTAGATCAGGCTGTTGTTCCATTTATAAGTTTGTCCATTAACTTGCCATAATTACCCTGACCAAATGGTACGCCATCATTTATCTGAACGTTTGTTTGATTCCGAACAGTAGAAGCGGACGCTTTATCTAACTCTGCTTGAGCTTTGATTTCATCCATACGCATTTTGTGAGCCATTTGTAGTAAGTCAGCTAAGTCTTTGCTGGAATACACACCGCTTTCCTGTGCTTCATCGAGCTTTGATTGAATCATCTCGTCTAATAAAGACCCGATGTTGTTCTTGTTTCTATACCCCGTATCGAGATAAACAGTGTCGATATACTTTTTGACTTCTCGTCGATTTAGTATATCCACAACCTTCTTTTCGTCAACCATTAGTTCTTGGCAAACCCCCTTAATATTACCAAGAGTCAGGTACGAGTTCGCTACTTCAAGTCCTTCCGGAGAAATTGTTGTTACTTCTTTAGCCATGAGGGAATTATACTCAAAAAGGGATGTAATGTCAAGAAAAATTTTTCTACGATGGTACGTCTGGCCAAACTATCTCGTCAAGCTTTGTTGCTCCTTCATCGGTTTTAGGTATGCCACGAAGAGCTTGTCGGTACTCTGCCCACTGTGCTTTCTTTGTGTCTGTTAATGGACTATCCGGTAGTTGTGTCCAGTCGCATTGTAAGAGTTTATCAGTTCTTTTGCCTCTGACTTGTTCCCAGAATCTACTTGAATTAAACTCCCACTCTTCACTTGTACCATTCCAATCATAGAACTCGCCCTTCCATTCTCTAGATTTCCAGGCTCCACCTTTATAATACTGTGTTCGCTGGAATCCGAGCATGTCAGGAACTTCACTATGTATATGAACTACAGTGAAAGCATTGTTTTGACTCCATGGGCCTTCGTCAGGAAAAATAGCTCCTGGACTAGACATATAGTGAATTTCTGTATTTGTATCTATTACTGCTAATGCATAAGTTGTCATGTTATTAAGTCTCCTACCATTAATGTTGCAAAATTTGATAATGCTCCGAACCCTGATTGACCCCAGCCACTATACTGATACCAGCCGGCCCAATAAATAATCGTCGTACCTGGTTTAAAGTTATACCCTAAATATATTTGCATAAATCCTTGTGTAAGGCTTGCCATCCCGTTCATCATTGCATAAGTAGTAGAACCATATGAATCATATACTTTATTAGCATTACTTGCAGTAGGGGTTCCATTATAACCACTTACACCGCCTGGGCAGTCCCCGATACCTTTTGATGATTTTATATCGAAACCACTAGCTGTTTGACGAGAATCGTACATTACTGCTTGACTACCACCAACCACCGTATCTAATACTCTTAAACCATAGGTACTACTATTTTGAGAAGTGCTAGGTGCGGAAGAGCTTGTGCGTAGAAGAACAAAATTTTGGTCTCCTACAGCAGTCGGACTAGAAGGGTTTGTAAAGTTACAAAAAATTGTTCCAGTTCCCGTAGATGGACGAGCATATATTATATCCCCTAAAGTATAGTTTGAGTATGAGTTCCCATTAGTAACAGAGGTATTTCCTTGTACTACGGGCATATAAGTAGCCCCAGAAATCCCTGAGTCCAGTACAAAAGAATCGTTTGGTCCAGTTACTTCAAGTCCGTATGCCATTTAAATCCTTATCGCTATATACCTGTAGGCTCTGGAAACGCCTGATAAATTTTGAACACTAAAAGTTGCTCCGCTTCTGGTAATAACCCATTGAGGCCAATTAAACCCTGTAGTACCTGTATACATATCAATAATTACAATCGCTACTTTCGTGGAAGTATTATCTGCGGCTGCTACAGGTAACGTAAAGGGCCCGTCTGTAGCATTGTGCGCTAAAGCAGAACGTGTCTCTGTTAAAATAACAGTATTTCCTTTCTGGCCTACCCCAAAAATTTGGTCGCCATCTGCGTTTGTAATTTTTAATCCGTAAGTGCCTGCTGTAGCACCCCCGCCACTTCCTTCGCCACCTCCAGGATCGCTTCCCGTAGTAACACTAAGGTCATCATGATCTTCAGCTATTGTAAGCCTGCCTGTGGTTGTGGCAGTATACCCAGCGGGGCCAACCATATAAAAGTCTACAGATTCTCCATTATTCAGCGTTAGGTCAGAAGTACTATAGTTATTGGAAGTTCCTCCAAGTCTCTGTTTGGCACCTGCTGCTCCTGTCTGGTCGCTCACAGAGGAAGTGGGTTGAAAAGTTGTAGGATCGCAAGTAATTGTACCAGAGTTTCGTTCAACTACTTGACTTAAGGTTGTTGCAGTTACATTGGCTCCTAGACTAAGACCGCTTACGGTTCCTGCATTAGAGGCTTGGACAGTAAATTGTAGAGCAGCTGCAGAAGTGCCATGGGTACTACCATCTGGCCCTAATCTGTTCTCAGAACCCATGAAATCATTTCCACCGGGGCTATCTGCTGCATTGAAATGAGTTAAATACACATTGTAAGTTCCTGTTGTCATACTTGACCCAACAGTTAGAACTGTATTTTCATCTGATGTTTTGACTTTACCTAATTGGTTACTTGAACTATCCCAAGACAGTCCCGAAGTTCCTGTGGTTGTAACCCATTGATTACTAGAATTAAATACAGAAAAGTATAAGTGATTTTTAACAGTGTTGCTGGTAGTTAATAACCCGCTCAGGCCTGTTACACTAAAAGTGATGGTACCTCCTTGTGTTACAGTGACAGCGGTAGTACCCCCATTTATTCTAGGAGCTCCTACAATTCTATTAACTCTTACTCTTTGTGAATACTTTTTTCCGCTTCCTGACGAATGAGCTGTATTTCCGAACCACCACCAATAGAACTCTTCATGGTCGCTAGCACTAGTAATGGTACGTTCCCAACTACTTGGGCTGTTCTGATTTGTAGTTCCTGCATCGAATTCGTCGGGATCAGGCTCTGTATCTGTCCAAGCAACGTCATCGATATTATTATAATTAACACTAGCACCATCAGGGGAGGGCTCACTTACAACAAATTTAACTTTGTCTCCTACTTTTGCATATATTGTATTATCAGGAGCATAAGTGCTATTTTTTACTAATAGAGGGTAATGCCCTGATGCTCCCGTCTGGGCGGTTGCTAAATCAAAAGTAGTTATATAAGTAGTCATAGAAAGATTATACTAAAAATGACATTAAATGTCAAGAAATTTTTTTAAAGGTGTTTTGAAAAACCCCAAAGTTGTACGTGAGGGGGTGCCCCCGCGCGCTGAATGAGAATGAGTCTCATTACCGCCCCCCTTATTACATGATTAATGTTAGACTGTCAATAAAAAATAAAAATATATTTATCAAGGCGGGGGGGGGGGTCTGCCGCGCCCCTAACCTATTGATTTATAAGGGAAAATTAATTTAAAATAAATGAAAAAAAAGCTTGACATTTGCATTTATTTATGCGATAATATGCGCATATTAAATAAGAAATTAAAACATGAAAACTATATCTACTAAAGACTACCACGCCCAAATTAAGCGTAAACTATGCGCGGCCAATATCACTAGCGATCTAAAAAGGAACAGAAAAAATTCCCTCGCTCGACACTTTGCTAACCGCGCAGCCAAATGAGAATGATTCTCATTTGGGCGAATAATGGAAATATAATGGAATGTGCATTATTACCATTGACATTTGCGAAACAACCCTGTAAAATAGGCACTATGAAAATGATAAATAAAACACAAATTACCACTTGGGCTTTAAGGGCTTATATGGTATATTCAATCACGGCTGATCTGATTCTACTCGGTGGAATCGTTTGGCTAATCTTAAACTAAAATAGGAGACATATATTATGTCAAAATATACAACTAAAATGGTCGCTCAAATGATGGATTCGGCTCCCATCACACGCGAGGTAGCTAATACTCTCGCTTCGGAATGGGCATTGCCTGTCCGTTCTATCATTTCAAAAGCTGTACTTTTGAACATCTACCAGAAGCCAGAAGCATCTGTTTCTTCTTCTCGTACCACTAAGGTGGAAATGGTGCAAGCCATTGAAACTGCCTTGCAAGGTGAAAGCCTTACAGGTTTGGAAGGGGCTACTATGGCTTCTCTCTCTGCCTTACTGATGAGCATCTCTTGATGCTCATTAACTGGTCGGCTTGGCTTGGCACTGTATGTATGGCGTTCGCTCCGTTCGTCATAGATACAGACCAAGGAAAGCTGATGGCAATGGCGGGCTTGACTCTGCTATGCTTGCAAGCGTATGACAAGAAATGCTACAATCTTATCATACTTAATATCACTGGAATTATAGGTTACTTTTATGCTTTTTATTTTTGATCTGGATGGTACAACCATCGACTCAAGCCACCGCCAGAATACTCTAGCGAATGGTTCACTTAACCTCGCACATTGGATAGAGAACAACACGCCCGAAAAAATCGCGGCTGATTCTCTGCTACCAATGGCGGAATCATGGAAAACCATCAACCGCCAGAATAACCAGATTGTCATTATGACCGCTCGCGTTATTGGTAAGGCTGATTTTAAATTTCTGGATGATAACCGACTTGGCTATGATTATATTTACAGCCGAGCATTTGGTGATAATACTCCAGATGACATTTTGAAAAAACGCATGGTTTATAAAATGGCTATGGATATGAGAAAATCGCTCGCATGGATTCGCTCAAATGCTTATATGTTTGATGATAATAATAGCGTTCGACAATGCTTGACTGGTTTAGGTATTCGGTGCTATAATCCTACTTCTTACAATGAAACTAAAAAGGTAATTTAATATGAAAACTTTAAACTCTACAATGTCCCCTAATTCAATAGATGGTTCGCCATTTGATGATTTCGGATTCAATTATTTATGGCGATTAAAGGGACTAGGAAAACTCGTTCCCGCATTTGCTGGAATGTGCATCATAAAAAACGGCTTTGCAAAATATTGCCGAGCTGGTGGATTTAATGGCGTTGAATCTCGCATCATTGAAACGCTACGCAATATTGAAGAATCGCACGATTTGCCCACTGGTTCATTAAAAGCCGAATTAATCGGTTTGACTACTGGCACATTTGACGAGACGCTTTCCAGCGAACAATTTTTCCACAAGAAAAACAAAAATTTTCGACTAGCTGGATTATTCCGCGATTTAACCGCGAAAGGTAAAAAGCCTGTTGGCGGTCACAGCGAATTTTTTAACATGAATGAAAAACTAGCTAAAAAGAAATTTGCAAATGCTCAAAGGCAAGATTGCAAAAAAATCGGTTTAGAAACTGTAAACTGGAAACGGAAAACTGGAATTCATGGTTGCCCGACTCCACTAGAAAATCCAGAAGAAAAAGGATACGCAATATGAAAAATTTACTAATACAACTTAACCGAATTGCAGACGCGAATGAAAAACGCATTGCTGTAATTTTAGAGGGGCGAGATACTGCTGGAAAATCCTCGACTATTCGGGCGATTACTGAATATCTGAATCCTGCATGGTATAGCATTGTCCCATCAACTAAACCATCCGAAAATGTTATGCGAAGCTGGCTCAAATTTTGGGCAACCAAAATGCCCGCAAAAAATCAAATCGTTTTCTATGACCGCTCTTGGTATTCTCGGGCGATGGTTCAAAAAATGAACGGCTGGTGTACTGATAAACAATACGAAAATTTTTTGAATAACCATCTTGAATGGGAAGCTGGCCAAATCGCTGGTGGCGTTCAATTCATTAAATTCTGGCTTTCAATTTCCGAATCGGAACAGAGAACGCGAATCGAGGCGAGAAAAATTTCACCTCTAACATATTGGAAATTTTCCGAGAATGATGAAAACGCATTATCACATTATGACCGAATGAGCATTTTAAAAGAGCGCGTGGTTTCGCCAGACTGGAACACAATAGATTATAATGACAAAAAAATCGGAATCGAAAATTTTCTCAAGGTGCTACTCGCGGAATGTTCCACGTGAAACACGCCCGCCCAAAAATTTCTGGATTTTTCGGGATTTTCGGCGCGGGGGCGCCAGTAGTAGAGTAACGAAGCGAACGTTGGTGTTGCCTGCGCCAGTATAAGTGCAAAAGCGAGCAATGTCAAGTCTTTTTTGCGGGTGTACACCAAATTAATTTAATTTGACCAAGTCTGCGCCAGTAGTAGTGCGACGACGAAGTAGAAAAATGGCCCGGCGCCAGTATACCCGCAACGGGGTCGCGTGTCAAGTCTTTTTTGCACGTTTGGTGCAAATTGTTTATAATTGCGGAAGTCTGCGGAACGGGGTAGTAAATTAACGAAAATTTGGGGAAATTGAGCAAAAAGTTCTTGACATCACGACCCCGCGCGCGGCCCCCCGGAATTCCCTTGCGTTTTTTTCACGATTAGGGGCAAAAACATTTGACAACGGATGTAATTGCCTGTATAATTATGAAATAAATCGGAGGGATACCATGACAGAAAATCAATTTGAGTTACTTTTAATGCACGGAGGTATGATGCAAGACGGACTAACATCTGTGGAAGCGTTGGCCTTAGTAAAAATAGTAATACAAGATGATATTGCTAAAGGTACTGCCGAGGCTAACTGGGATGATTTTGCATGGTTAGTGAAAAGGATAAACAAATGATAAAGTATAAAAAAGGTTATTGGCCACAGCACAGACGTACTCTAATTACTAGAGGTGTGCATTGGGCGGTAAGCCACTATGGACTATGGGATCTAACCATAACCAGTGATAGGCTTAGGATTGTACTCACTCGATTCAAAAGTGCGTATGGTGATGCTTATCAAGATGGGGATGAGTATATAATTCGTCTATCAGATAGATATAACGATAGGCTAACCCTCATGACTGTATTCCACGAAATGACTCACGTTAAGCAGTATGAGTTTGATGGATTGGATTTAGGTACACCTTCTACATTCAAAGGCAAAGCGTTCGATGTTGACTATTGGGATGCCCCTTGGGAAGTGGAAGCACGAAAAGCTGAGAAAAAAATGTGGAGGAAATGGAAAAAATATCTTGACACAACAGCTTTTTAGTGAGATAATAGTATTATGAAATTGAGAGCAACATTAAATAAATTATTTTTCGGGAGAGAAAACACTATGACTATGACTGCAAACAAAAGCTCTAACTACCCTCAGGAAGTTATTGACAACATGGTTTCACGCTACGAAGCCACCCCTACTCGTGCTACTGTTAATGAGTTAGCATCTGAGTTCAGCAAAACTGAGCGAAGTGTTATTGCTAAGCTCTCAGCTCTGGGTGTATACATTGCCCAAGCTAAGCCTACCAAGCGTCCACCTCAGGTGAGAAAAGCTGATTTGGTAGCACAGATCGAAGCCGAGCTTAAGGTTGAGTTCGTAAGCCTAAACAAGGCTGGCTTTGGTGACTTGGAAACTCTTTTAGAAGCTATTTCCTAGTCGAGAGATTGACCACCTTAGGGGACTTTATGTCCCCTTTCGTGGTAGAAAACAGGAGAAAATATGCTTTGGGAATTTAGTCAAATTAGAGAAACGTATGGGTGGGAAGTAGCAAATCTAGCTAAAGCAATAGATGCCCGTGTGTCTATCGGTTTTATGGATATGCAGGATGAGCTAGGCGAAGAAATGTATAATATGTACCACCTTCACGTTAGTAGTAATAAACTGAACATAACCCGTGACTCTATAGTGGCACAGCTAGGATTACACTTTGACATGAGAAACTATTGTACACACGATTTCGACTGTTGTGGGTGCTGGAGCCGTAAAAGAATGGAAGTAGCTAACCCTCATAGCAGAGAGGGAGTTAGTTACTGGATAATAGATAAGTGGCGTAAAAATA